AAGCATAAGCCAATGCAAAAAATACTTCATGCATATCCTCTGTTCTATTTCTAAGTCTAGGTCCTACACCTTCTGTTAGATTCAAAAACAATAAATCTATAGCTTCTTTTCGTATATTGAGTTTTTGCATTGTGTTTCTTAACTCTAATAAATGTGTTGAATTTTTGAGATTAGGCATTCCATCGTGTACACGATGAGACCATTCTAGTAATATTTTATCTATTATTTTCATTTATAACCTTTTTGTTATGTCTTTCATATCACCATAATTTTTACCTATTTTTGATTTAGTTAAAAATACAGGTTCATAATCAACCCTATTAGTAGGTAAATCACAATCATCTTCTAGTATCTTTTTGATTTCTTTCAAAGTTTTTACTCCATCTTGTTTTGAAAAGTCAAATAGGAAACTATCATAACCATAAAGAACTAATTTTGTTTTTTTACCTTCTTTTAATAAATAGTCTTGAATCAATAAAATCTTCTTAATATTCATTTCAGTTTCGTAATCTTGAATTAAATAATTAAAAAGTTTGTTTCTATTTAAATCATCGTAATTATCAAATAATAGTTTCCGTCTATAAATATCAGTAAAAATACAATTATATCGATTTATTTCATTCCATTTTTTATTTATATAATCATATGTTTTACTGAAAAAACTTGATAATTTTTTGTGTTCTTCACGGATACCACCATATAATATTTGAAATGTTTTTTGTTTTGATTCTTCATACGAACAATTATATATCTTAGCAAAATGTTCGTGGACTGATTCTTTACCAAAATCATAGTCAACTAAATTAGCTATCAATCTTAAATGATAAGCATCAAAGTCAAATTCTACTAGTGAATCATTTTCTGGTATAAATGCTCGTTTTTGTTCTTTTGTTAGAGCAGCAAAGTTGACCGTACCAAATGAATTACTTGGACGCCCTGTTGTTGTCCATAGATTGTAATTAGAATATAATTTACCATTAGATATATGTTTTTTTACTCTGATATCGAATATATCACACACATCATTTGATACTTTTAGTCCATTCCTTTCAATCCCCCAAAAAGCCTGTATTTTATCTAATGAACCATCTTTTTCAAGCCAACCTTCATCATTTATTAAATCATTTATTTTAGGTTGTAACCATTTGTACATCTGTTCTGACAATTCATCGCAATACTCTTTATGTTTCGAAATCGGTACTATTTCGTTAAGTTTTTTTACATTGTAGTACTTGTTTGATA